TCGTGGAAGACGGTCCACTTCAACTACGACGAGTCTTTCTACAGGCAGGGTCTCCATGTCGAGGAGTATCCGCTCATACCCGCCGAGAAGACGGACTACACCAAGGCTGTCGAGTCGAGCATCAAGTACTACCCGAACACGACATACACTATGAACGGCATCGTATCGAACAGCGAGCCCGAGGAGACGGTCCTGCTCAGGCAGTCCCTTCTCAATCAGATCAACTCGGTGAACATCATAGTGGAGTGCCATGGGGATACGAATGTGAAGGTCGGTCAGGTCATCGAACTCAGGATCCCCGCACCCGAGTCCACCAAGAAGGCTGACAAGTACGAGGATGACTACATGCGTGGCAAGTACCTCGTAACGACCGTGAAGCACACGGTGACGGACAGGGACCACACCATGACCATGACCCTTTCCCGTGATTCCCTCCCCGAGGCAATCGCCGACTTCAAGAAGCCCGAACTCGCCATGGAGATCTGATGCACAACCACGAACCCATTCGTCCCGACTTCCTCGGCAAAAACGGCTTCGTGTGGTGGCAGGGTGTCGTTGAGGACATCTACGACCCGCTGAAGATCGGGCGTGTCCGTGTCCGCATCCTCGGATGGCACACGGATGACAAGTCGGAGATACCCACCAAGGACCTGCCGTGGGCGCATGTCGTGATGCCTAGCAACAGCGCATCGATGTCGGGAAAGGGTTGGTCCCCCACGGGCATCCTCCAAGGCACTTGGGTCATCGGGTTCTTTAGGGACGGGCTCAACGCACAGGAGCCCGTGGTGTTCGGCACCCTCGGCGGCATCAACACGGTGTCGATCCCCGTGCCGAACATAAGCCAAACGGGGTTCCCCTTCGTTGATGCCGAGACGAACCGCAGGTTGGTGGCGCAGATCATCGAATCCAAGAAGCAGGAGGTCCTCGCTCAGTTGGAGGAGGCGAAGGACGATGTGGGCATGAAGCCCTATCAACTGCCGAAGAACCCCGTCATCAACCCGAGCAAGGGGTTCACGGATCCCGATGGGCTCTATCCGCTCATCTCACGCATGGACGAGGCTGACACCAACCGACTCGCACGGAACGAGCAGGTGGAGAACACCATCGTCAGGAAGAAGACCGAGAGCCTTGAGGTGTGCCAAACCGCACTCTACGGATTTTGGTCCGAGCCCAAGACACCCTATGCAGCCGTCTACCCGTTCAACAATGTGTACGAGTCTCAAGCGGGACACATCATCGAATACGACGATACCCCCAAGGCAGAGAGGCTCCACTTCTACCATTGCTCGGGCTCCTTCACGGAGATCCATCCCAAGGGCAGCGAGGTCCACAAGGTCGTGGGCAACGCATGGGACATCACGCTCAACGACAAGATGATCCTCGTCAAGGGCAACGCATCGTTCAACGCCGACAAGACCCTAAAGGTCAAGATGGGCAAGGACCTTGAGATTGAGGTCTTGGGGGATGTCAAGATGCTCGTCAAGGGAAACATGACCACGGAGGTGAAGGGAAACGCTCTCCACAAGGTCGGCGGCACCTACACCCTGTCGAGCGAGGGGAACATGGTCATCATGGCACCACGCATAGACCTCAATCCCGAGGGGGAGAATGCCTCCGAGGTCAGCACCTTCATGGACAAGTTGCGTGGGTTCGTGAACTCAATCATCACCGCCCTCGCTCCCGCCGATGCGAAGGTCACGAACACCGAACCGACACCCACCCCGCCCGAACTCCCACCCGCACCGACTAGGCAGCAAGCCGAAGAAGCCGAGGAGGACGCATTCACCGATGACAGGGTCAGGATCAGCCGCAAGTATCCGAATTTGAGCGCAAGAACCGTGGATGTTCTATTGGGGTACAGCGACGATGAGATCGAATACCTAGTGAACAACCCCCGACCGATACAGAGATCGTCCAATCAGACGAATGAAATGCTGCAAAGAATCGGCAGGTACGAGGCTCGGGGAGAATCGTAGGGGAGAGACATAAATGTGCTTCCATATTCCCGCTAACAAGATCCCCATATCGAAAACCCCGCAGTCCGATGGAACGCAGGGTTCTGTGGCTATGCCTAGCGGCACAGAGGGAGCCACCGAGAACTACATGAAACTCGGCTCCGATGAGAAGTTGAACGCCGTGACGAGCGAGGATGTGTCTATCAAGGGCATGGTCAATCCTCCCGTGGCTACCGACTTCACCGAGTCGAAGCAGTCGCTGAACGAGTTGACGGCGCAGAAGGGAGACCTGTCCAAGGTTCCCGACATCGACATCTGTGCCTTTATGAGCAATCTGCCCGATGGAGGCATCGACCTCCCGAGCCTTGAGGGGATTCCCTCGCTCAACGACATCATGGTCGCCGTCAACGGTGTCACCCTTCCCGTGCTTCAAGCGGTCTCCCAAGGGATCACGGACATCGTCGGCAGGATCGGAGGAGCAATCGGGGACATCGGTGCGGCTATCCAAGGGAGCGTACCGACGATCACCTGCGGCAAGCGTCCTGTGGTCGATCCGTTGCAGGTCGCCGCTTCCGCTGCGGGAGAACCCGCCCTCGGGGCTGCGCTCGCCCGTGCGCCCGAGCCCACGCCCACGCCCACGCCCGAGCCCGTTCCGTATGGAACTGATCCGAACATCGTCATCGAATCTCCCGATGTCACGGTCAGGAGCCTTGATGACACCATAGATTCGGGAGAGTTCTGATGCCTTTCGGGATGACGGGACAGAACCCGATTGAGTTCTACTACCCCGACAGGAACTTCGGTGAACTCAACATCAAGGAACAGGACAACTCGACCTCGTCAACCTACGACGAGATCGAATGGCTGTCACCTGCGGTTCTGAACAAGGACTACAACGAGACATTCCCAAACAGACCCGTCTACGAACAGCAGAGGTTCCTGCGTGACGGCGACGAGACACAATCATGTTCCCTGTCTATCAGGTTGAGAGCGACATATGTCTCGCAGAGAGGATTCCCGCTAACTACGGGAGGATCGCTGAAGTTCGCCATAGTTAGTGGCACATTCCCACCAAGTCTGACCTTGAACATCGACACGGGAAACATATTCGGTAGGGTTGATGATCTTGATGACATATTTCCCGAGGAGTTTGGTGTGCCTCCCGAGGGTCTTCCCGAGGATCCGTTGGCTGAAGAGGCTAAAGAAGTTTACGGGTTCGACTACGGGGATCAGGGACCGAAGAAGTTCACCGAGCAGAACTACGCCGAGAAGGGATCCGCATCGCTGCACAGGGGAGGATTCGGGATCGACAAGGATGTCGTGTTCACCGCTAGGGCTTTTGACTCGGGACTGACCTCAAGGTACATCGACGGGATCTTCACGATCAAGACGATGAACAACTGGTCCTCCGACAGAGACGAGTTCATCCTAAATATCAGGAATCAGTTTTTCATCGATGGTAAGCCTGTGACAAACGAGGAGTACCTCACCACGATGAAGGGGAGGGGATACTTCTCCGACAACTGTCCTTGAGGGGGAAGTATGCCAGCCGCACATCGACACACAGACATCTGCTCGGGTCACTCCTGCTTCCCGCCGAGGAACAACATCCAAGGCTCGGGGAATGTCTTCGTGAACAGCCTCGGGTGGCACAGGAAGGGCGACGGTTGGGCTACGCATTGCTGCGGTCCTTCGTGCCACAGCAGCAAGACCGCAGAGGGATCCTCCTCGGTCTTCATCAATAGCCGTCCTGCGGCTAGGGTCGGAGATCCCGTGCATTGCGGATCCGCATGTGCAAGGGGAAGCAACAATGTGTTCTGCGGGGGTTGACTAGGATGTGGGCAAACCTGTCTCTTTGGTTTGACATCGGACTTGCGGTGTCGGGCGGCTTGGGCGGCATTTTTGCGGGTCTTTTCTACAGCAAGGTCAAGATCAAGGCTCAAGAGCGGAAGGCGGTCGAGGAGGCTTCGATCAGCCCGAAGAACTCTGCGTTTCAGAGCAAGCACACCATCGTGCATGAGACGCTCACGGCTCTGCGGATAAAGACGGGTGCCGACAGGGCGAGGATCGGTCACTTCCACAACGGAGGCAAGTTCCTAGACGGAACCCCGATGAAGAAGTTCAGCATCACGCATGAGTCGTGCGAGCGTGGCATCCCATACGACGGTGCCAACCTACAGAACATATTGGTGACCATGTTTTGGGACTTGGTGGAGACCATGCGGACGGACACGCCGAGCCTCCATTGGTCCATGGACATGAGGGAAGGCTACTTCCGCTCGTACAACAACGCCAACGGGATCACGGCGTACTCCGTCCTCCCGATTATGAAAGGCGACCTGTACATCGGCTTCATCATCTTGGAGTGGTTCGGTGCGGAGAAGACACCGTCGAAGCAGGATTCATTTGAGTTGGTCTTCTCACAGGCGAAGGACTACATCGAACTTGAACTCGCATTGAGGTGAGCATGGCTAAAGTAGAAAATACATCCTTCGACCTCGACATAAACTTCGACCGCAACCCGCTGTCGGGGGATGTGGCTGTGAGGAAGGACGAGGAGGCGATCAAGCGGTCGCTGAAGAACCTGATCCTCCTCAAGAGGAACGAGAAGCCATTCCACCCCGAGGTCTACTCGGGGATACAGGACATGCTCTTTGAGTTGGTGGATCCGCTCACGGTCATTGAGGTGAAGAAGAGGATCTCCGACACCATCCGCAACTACGAGCCCCGTGTGAACACCGCCGTGGTTGATGTGGCGGATGTCATAGATAGGAATGAGATCAGGATCACGATTCGCTTCACCATCAAGAATGTGCAGCGGGTCTTCTCGACCACCGTAGCCGTTACGAGGCTCAGATGAGAAACACCTCAAACACCCCCATCAACGCACTCGGCTTTGACGAGATCAAGTCGAACCTCAAGGAATACCTTAGGGGGCAGGATCAGTTCAAGGACTACAACTTTGAGGGTTCAGCCCTCAACATCATCCTCGACCTCCTTGCATACAACACCCACTATCAGGCTTTCTACGCCAACATGGCTGCGAACGAGTCCTTCATCGACTCGGCTGCGATCAGGGAGTCGGTGGTCTCCTTGGCGAAGCACTTGGGATACACCCCACGGTCCAAGAAGGCGGCTAGGCTCGTCGTGGATGCGATCCTCACCCCTGGTGGGGTTGACACGGTGTTCACGCAGACGGTGATCCAAGGCAAGCAGTTCATCGAAAGGGGCACGATCTTCCGTGGCAAGGACACCAACGGCAAGAGCGTGAACTTCGTCAACCTCGACAACTACAAGGCGGTTCGCAGGGGAGGCGACAACATCGTCAGGGACATTGTCCTCTACCAAGGATACCTCAAGCAGGTGTCCTTCGTGGCGAACACCCAAGGCGGCACGAACGCCATGTTCATCATCCCCGACAGGAGCGTGGACATAGACACCATCTCCCTGTTCGTGCAGAGGTCGCAGACCGACAGCACGGGGTCGCAGGAACTTTGGAACAGGTCCACGGACATCAACAGGCTCAACTCGACTTCCAACGCCTTCTTCGTGCAGGAGAGCCGTGAGGGCTTTTGGGAGATCTACTTCGGCGACGGGATCGTCGGCAAGGCGGTCGAGAACGGAAACATCGTCACGATCCGCTACCTCGTCACGAACGGCAGCGAGGGCAACGGGATCGGCTTCGATGAGACCTCGGTGAAGAGGGCGATCACCTGCAACGACAGCCGAGTGACCGAGGTCAGGATTCAGACTGACGATAACGACGATGTGCAGGTTTCCTTCGGAGGCGAGGATTCGGAGGACACGGAATCCATCCGCTTCTATGCGCCGAGGAACTATCAGGCGCAGGACAGGGCGGTCACCTCGGATGACTACAAGGCGATCCTCGGTCGTGAGTACGCACAGAGGGCTGAATCCTTCTTCATTTGGGGAGGCGAGGAGAACGACCCTCCCCAATACGGCAAGGTCTTCATCAGCATCAAGCCGAGGGTCGGGTCCCGACTCTCTGCCGCCGAGAAGAGGGCTATTGAGAACACCATCCTCGGCGAGAAGAACCTAGTCACCATCACCCCCGAGGTTGTGGATCCCGACCTTCTCTACATCAACCCATCGGTCAAGGTCTACTACGACGAGTCGAAGACCACCCTGAACAGCACGGGTGTCGAGTCGAGGGTCGTGGAACTCATCAAGACATTCGGAGACTCCTACCTCGGTCTGTTTCAGCGGAACTTCCGCATGTCGAAGTTCTCGTCCACCATCGACGGCTCGTCACCTGCCGTCAACTCCAACAGCACGGACATCACCCTCACGAAGAGGTTTGAACCGAACCTCGGCAGGGCTGCTCCCTACACCGTCAACTTCGACAACGCCCTTCTCCACCCCGTGGATGGGTACACCCCGATCCTGTCGAGCGACATCTTCGGATACACCGACACGACATCGACCGCCGTGGTCAAGCCGAGCGTCGATGCGTTCATGGACGATGACGGCTACGGAAACATCAGGATCTACAAGCAGGTAGGCACCACCAAGGTCTACCTCAGCAGGAACACGGGAACCATCGATTACACAACGGGCAAGATTTTCTTGAGGAACTTCAAGGTGGAGTACCTTGACGATGGCAAGACCGAGTTGTCGCTCACGGTGGTTCCCCAAAACAGGGATATCTTTGCCCGAAGGAATCAGATCATCCTCATCGACCCGAACAGCATTTCGGTCACGACGGTGGCTGAAAAGACGGTCATAGATAGGGGTGCTAGCGATTCCGCCTTCACTCGTTGAGGCGGTGAAGGACGGGGAAAATGAGCATCGACGGAGACCGTCAACTATCACAGTTCGTGTCAGACAGGCTCCCCGAGTTCGTGCGGGTCGATCACCCCACGCTCGTCGCCTTCATGTCTGCGTACTACGAGTGGCTCGGTCTCCGCAGGGACAAGGGCAAGATCCTGTCCCCGCTCGACATGAAGGACATCCCCGACATCGATGTCACGCTCGACCAATTCGTTGACAAGTTCAAGAACGAGTACCTGCTCAACTTCCCCGAGTCGCTAGCGATCAACCCCGACACGGGGTACTTGGTGGACCCGAGGAGGCTCATCAAGAACATCAAGCAGTTCTACCTCGCCAAGGGAACCGAGAAGTCATACGAGTTCCTGTTCCGTATCCTCTACGATACGGCGGTCGAGTTCTACTACCCGAAGAAGGACATCCTCAGGCTGAGTACGGGAAGGTGGACGCAGAACAACTACTTGAGGCTGTCGAACGCCTTGGGCGACGGCAT